GTGTTGTGCGGCAGTTCCTTGTAGCCGCCGTCTATTGCGGTCAGTGCGCTCATGCACGACGCCCCAGCAGACGAACGAAGACGATGCCGGGCAACGGCGGCAGGAAGGGCGGGTTGTCGGTGAGGCTCATCCTACAGAAAGCCTCCCTTGCGGTCCTGTCGGCGGTCCTCCGGCATCGCCACCGGGGCGCGGGCGTGCTCGGCGGGGGTCATGCGGCGCCTGCGAATAGATCGGCCTGGCCCTCGGCCTCGGCCAGAAACCGGGCCGCCAAGGCGGCATACTCCGGCTTCAATTCGCAACCGACGTACTTCCGCCCGTGCTTCAGCGCGACGTAGCCGGTGGAGCCGATGCCGTTGAAGGGATCGAGGATCACGTCCGCCGGATTGCTGTAGAGCACGACCAGCCGCTCGATCAAATCGAGCTGTAAAGGGCAGATGTGCTTTTCGTCCTTGTCGCCCTTCGGCACGCGGTTGTTGAGCACGTTGGACTGCTGGACATCCGTCCAGACCGGCGAGGCCCATTCCTGCCAGCGCTCGACCGGGAATTCCGCCGGCCGGTGCGTCACCCGCTCCGCATTCTCGCCCGGCTTACGGAACAGCAGCACATAATCCGGCATCCCCGGCCGCGACATGGCGCTGTCTTTCTGCAACTGCTTGTAGAGCAAGCCGAGCGCCTTGGTCCGCTGCATCTCGACAACCGGGTCTTTCCACACCGTCACCCGGCCGTGGTAGTGAAACCCGGCCGCATCGTGGGCGCGGATGAGATCGCCGGAGAAGTCACGCAGCCCGATGAAGCCATCCCGGCCTTTCCGGCTCGGCAGGTCGGAACAGTGGACAGCAACGAGGCGGCCGGGCTTAATCACCCTCAGAAGCGCCTCGGCGAAGAACCTGTAGTGCGCATCGAACTCGCCGGCCGCCGACGAATTACCCATGTCGCGCTCGCTGTCCGAATAGATGAACAGATCCCCGAACGGTGGCGAGAATATAGACAGGTCGACGCTGCTCTCCGGCGCCGCCGCAAGCCACTCGACGCAATCGGAAAGATAGATCGCCCAATCGTTACCTTGATACTCAGGCTGCATCGCTTCTCATCCATGCCGGGAATTTATAGGGTTTCGGTTCGTATCGTCGGAGCGTCTGCTGTTCGCCCATCGCGCCGCGCATCGCCTTGGCCATCGCCGCTTTCATGCGGTCGTGGTCGGCGCTTTTCCGGCGCACGATTTCCAGGATGCTGCGTTCGGTGTCCGCCAGCACGATATGCGACTCCACCAGCCGGAGTTGGCCGAAGCGCCAGCACCGCCGCGTCGCCTGGTAGTGCTGCTCGTAGGAGAATGATATCGAGGCGAACACCATGCGGGCGCAATGCTGCCAGTTCAATCCGAAGCCGGCGATGCGAGCCTTGGTTACGATCAACCGCGCCCGGCCCTCGGTGAACGCCGACAGCCGATCCTCTTTCACTTCAAGCGGCAGCGAGCCCTTGACCTCGACGGCATCCGGTATCGCTTTCGCAAGCGCCCCGCTTTCCGCGTCGGTCTCGCACCAGACGATCACAGGATCGTCGATGTTAGTGAGGCTGGCGGCGGCGGAAATCCTGGCGCTCAGCGTCAACCGCTTTTCGGCGTGGAACGACGTCGCGGAAAGCTCCGGCATCCTGAACAGCGCGCCGCCTGTGTCCTCGGTGCGGTCTGCCTCGACGATGTGTTCGACAGTGCGAAGCGGCGGCAGGACGAACCCGTCATCGTCGCCGCCGAGATCGGAAGGCATCGACGCACAGCGTGACCACGACGCCACCCAGGACCAGAAATCGGCCTCGGCATGGCCCTTGAGTCGCCAGTCCTGCGATGCCGTCGAAGTGTCGTTGATGAACCACCGCATTAACATTTCTTGCGCCGGCATGATGCCGAGGAATTCGGCGTGATTACCGAGCTCCATGTGATCGTTCGGGGCCGGCGTGGCGGTGGCGCAGAGCCGGTAGGGCGTGTCCCGGAACGCCTCACACAACGCCCGTTTAGTGGCCCCGGTATAGGCTTTCAGGATGCTGGACTCGTCGAGAATGACGGCACCGAACACAGACGGATCGAGTTTCGCCATCCGCTCGTAGTTCGCGATGTTGATGCCCGGCACAACTTCCGCCGCCTCGCGGATCACCGAGGCTTCTATATCGAAGCGCGCCGCCTCGCTCTGCATCTGGCGTGCGACGGCGAGCGGCGTCAGAATGAGCGACGGTTTTCCCGTTCGCGCCGCGCATTGGCGGGCAAATTCGATCTCGCAGTAGCTCTTGCCGAGGCCGGTATCGAGGAACAGCGCGGAACGGCCGGCACGGCAGGCAAATTCCGTCGCCAACCGTTGATGTGGGAACATCAAGGCGGGCATCGGCGCGGGCTCAAAGCCACGCTCATGCGCTGCCAGCGCCTTTGTGGCGATGAAGCTGCGGTAGCGGGCGAGGAGGTCGCTCATGTCCCCGCCGGAACGACAAAGGCACATCGCGGGCGCTTGTCGGCCGCCACCATGCAGAGCCAGAACTGTCCGTCCTCGGAAGGCTGCACGTCCGCGTCCGGTATCAGCCACGTCCCGCCGCGCCTCTCGTCGTCGAAGGGCGAGGCGAAGAGCCAGCCGTCCGGCGTCCAGCGGGCTTCCGTGGGCTTGCAGTCCGGCTCCCTCGGGTTGCCTCGTGCATCCCTGTCGGTCGAGAAGCAGCACATCGCGCCGAAGCTGTTGCGCTTGCCGGCGAGCCAATCGTGAGCCAGGACCGTGCCGGGCAGCAGCGCCAGGATGAGGGCGAGGCGGGTCATGCCGGCAACAATCCGCGTCGCTCGCCATAACCCCGTAAAGCAGGGGTTAAGTCAGTAACGGGCCACTCGTGGAATTCATCGTAAAGTGTGCCGACGCACCAGCAATTGTCTCCGCTCGCGTGCATCACATCGTGGTGTGCTTCTTCACACCCCAAGCAAATGCGCGAGATGTACCAGCGTCCGTCCAATACGTATTGCATACACAAATGCTGCTGGCCAACGGCTATTACCGCATTACATTCCTCGCATCGGTATTCTTTGCGAGCGCGCGGCCTCGTGTCGCACTGGTATTCCGATGGCTCGCAATCACACATAGTCACCCCCTACTATTGAGTGAAGGAACGCGGTTGAGGGCCAAGCGGGGTCATAGCAGTCCCGCCTTTCGACCCAAGCCCATGGCGTGCACTTTCTCTAACACCGCCAGGGCTGAGCGCCCGATAACCTCGGCAATCGCCTTGTGGGGGCGCCGCTCTTTCAACAAGCGCTCTAGCGTCTTAACTTCATCTGCCGACCAGCGGCCCTTGTTGTTAGGGCCGCCTGGGCGACCGCTTTCGTTGTGCCTCCCGGCCAACGAGTATCTGTACTTCTTAGATGCGACCCGCTGGCAAATGGCACATTGCGAGGGTCGCTTGACGTAACGCTCGGTGTGGCCCTTCGGGCAAGGGCTGCCATGGAAGGTGGCTCGGGACTTCACGTGTCAGCTCCCCGCCATCGGCGTCGCGGCATCGGGGTTATCGGGCGTGCCGGTGGCGTGGAAGTACTCCGGCGCCGGCCCCCTGTGCCATTTGAAGGGCGCATAGGTCCAGCGCGTCGCCAGCTTGGCGTGTCCCCGGCAGTACGGTTCCTCCAACGGCGCCTCGGCACCGCAGAAGCAGAAGCCGGGCTCACCGGGCTCTCCTATAGGCCAGCGGCACGTCCTGCCCGTCAATTCCAGGATGGAGATGCCGGGGCCGTAACAGCGGGCGTCGTCGCGCTGCTCGCCGGCGGCGCGGGCCGCCATCTTTCTCCGCCGTGTCAGGCTGCTCTTCGTCGGGCGCGATAAGCCGGCGCGATACCACACCCCCGTCACCGCCCCCCTGCCGACGCCCACGATCTCTCCGATCTCGCGCGCCGTGTATCCGCTGCCGTGCAGCTCGGTCACGCGGGCTTTCTGTTCCGGGGTCATGCCGTCGCCGCCTCCAAAGCCTCGGCCCTGGAGAAACCCTTCCCCCTGTAGAGCCGGAATATCTGGCGCTGTTCCGGAGCCAAGTCGACCAGGAGGCGGCGCGTTTCGAGTTGCGCATCGCGGGCCGAGATGTCCTTGCCGGCAACGGCGCGGCAGTGCGCCATGAACGCCTCGCAGCGGGCGACCGTGGACAGCGGCCCTGGGATGATCCCGGCTATGCGCCCGAGGCGAAGCGCCTCGTTGATCATCTCGGCCGTGGGGATCGCCGACCCGGCCCGGCTGGTGTTTGGCCGGCCGTCGGGGACCATGACCCGCCTTGGCCGCGCGGCGCGCTTCCGGTACCTCTGCATCGCCTTCCGTGCCGTCTCGCGGGCGCAGACCGCGCAAACATCGGGGCGGCTCCGATACCGCTCGGTGTGCCCGTGCTTGCAGGGCGCTCCCTCGAATGTCGCCGCGCGACTCATGCCGCCAGCCTTTCCGCGAACGGCGCCACGGTGATGCGGCAGCCCTTCCAGTTCGCCGCGCCGGTCTTGTCGGCGATGTGGACGCGCTTCACGATGTCGCGGTTGTCGTCGGCCAGAATGTCGTGCAGGACCAGCAAATCCTGGGCGGCCTTCAGCATGTTGCCGATGTCGAAGCGGCCCGGCCAGGAGATGTCGAGCCAGAGCTCCACCGGGCGATCCCATTGCGGCGCGGCCTGGCCCGTCATCTGTTGCCGGAGCTGCCAGCCGGCGGCGGTAAGCCAGCCCTGGTATGCCTTCGTCTTCGCCTTGCCGCGCGGTTTCCGGCCCTTGGCTAGAGCCGCGGCCCGCTCCCGCTCCGATACTGTGCGGTACATGGCATTCTCCGACATCACGGTGTCGATGTGGAAAGCCAAGCCGCCTATGATCTGGCTGTCCATGCTACCTCACGCGCGATCTCCGGTGCCGGTGCCGGTCGCTCCTCGCGGCCGATGGCGATGGCATCGTCCAGGGCGCGCAGGGCCAGGGGGCCGATTGTGTCCCAGGGGGCGGCCCGGCGGGAGGCCCTGGCGGCGGCGGCGGCGGCCCCGGAGGCCCAGGCGGCGGCGTCGGCGGCCCTGGCGGCGGCGGCGGCGGCCCCGGCGGCCCTGGCGGCGGCGTCGGCGGCGGCGGCGGCCCCGGCGGCCCCGGCGGCGGCCCGCAACTCAGCTAACGGCGCATCCACCATGGCCCGCAACTTCTCCGCGCGCTCCCCGAGGCTCGCCGCGTCTAGCGCGATGGGCACAAACACCGTGCAAGCCCGCCGTGCTAACAGTTCGGCGCGCTCGGCCCCACGGCCGTCGCGGCTGCCAATCAGCAATGGCAGGTAGGGCTTCAATTGCTGGCGCCAGACTTCCGGCATGGAGTCGTTGAGCCCAATGGTATAGGAGGTCAGCACCGGGCAGGCGCAGTCCGGGTGGTCGGTGTGCCGCTCGCCGGCCAGGAAGGCGACCAGCTCCATCGCGCACATGCCGTCATCGCGGGTCATGTGCGCACCCTCGCCGAGCACGGTGGCGTCGAGGGCGCGGGACAGATCGAGGTCTTTGTTCATGTTGCTACCTCAGAGAAAGGACGCGGCCGCCCTCACGCCGCCTGCTGCTGGGCAGGGTTGACGCGGTACTGCATGGCGACGAAGCGCCAGTCCGGGC